TCATCTGCGCCATCTGGATGTCACTGTGTGCACTTTCGTAGAGATATGCTCCACGGAAGTCACACTTGAGAAAGTTGCCAACAGCTCCAAAGTTATTGTACTGAGCACCAAAACGAATCCGCTCAAAATCTTCAGCTGTAGGTGCTCCAGCTGCAATATCTTCGGTAGCAATATGACCACCGATGGAGTATGTAACTATCCATCTACCAAATCGCTGTTGTGTACGGAAAGCAACTATCTGCCAACCAGTCGTTTCAGACAAGTTGCCTGTAAACGAATAGGTTGTACTATTAAAACCAATCAAAGCTTTACCGCCTGCTCCAACCTGAATGAAAGGGCGGAAGCCAGTAGACATGTTCTCGCCATTTTCACTAAAGCAGAACAATCCATTGTTAGCACCAGACACACCATATCTAACTACGACATAGAATGTCAAGTCTGTACCGGCATAGAGTGTCGGCGAGCCTCTGATCGTTTCAAGCACATCATTAGTACCATCAAACTCAACGTATGGCAAGCCATCAATCGAATCTGCGGCTCTATAAGTTGGCTTGTTGGTAGCTTCAGTTGGACTACTCCATGTAGCAGTGCCCATCTGGTTTGCCCATGTAGTCACAGACGCACCATCAGCTACTCCAATTCCTACATCTGCTTCAACATACATCGCTGCAGAGCCAATTAGTGATCCAAGTGGCCGATTAAGCAATTCTGCTGGTGCTACACAAAACACATCCTTTGCACCAGCTGAGAAATTGACCAAAGCTCCAGCATTAGAGCTACCTAACACTGTAGTTCTAGACAATGTGTCAGTTCCAGCATCTGTTACTGTACCAATACCGACTTCCCACTCGGTAGTCCCAGCAATTAGGTAGTAACAGCTATGCCCATTGCCTATACCAGCAACAAACGTCTGAAAACTATCCTTTGCTCCGGCCAGATTGATAGTTCCTGTGCCAGTCGAGGTAGTAGTTTCACCTACACGATCATTTATCTTGATCATGCAAGAGTCATACTAACATTCCCAATCGGGAACTGTAGAGTATCTCCGTTGTTGATAGTCCGAGAAGTTGTCATTGCTTTGATAATACTCAAAGCATTACCACCAGAACTAGCATCAAACAAGCATGCATGGGTAACTACACCCCAGTTAGCTGATGCTGTTGGAAAGTTTACTTGTACAGAGTTGACAACCACTCCATTACTAGGAGCTCCAAAGGTGACAGCTACACGAGCATAGCTTCCACCAACTACTTCTGTGCCTGTACCTGCTTCAGCATCTGTAACAGCTGTAAAAAGCGCTAGATACACAACAGCAGGCTGTGTGATCGCAAGATTCCTGAAGTACTTAGTAAGCTCATTCTCCAGGAAGTTTGAAAGATCGCTCATCGTCTTACCTTTCTGCGCCAGATACTTACGTTAGAGCCTACTGGGCTTCCACCAGTAACAACTGGTGTAGGAACAACAAAGCGTGCTATAGCAAACGGAACAGCTATTGAGACACTACTCAATACTACTGGAGTAATTCCCACAAATCTAGCAATTGCAATAGCTGGTGTAATAGCTACTACCGCTGATATGCCCGGTGCTATAGCAGCTAATCTAAAGACAGCAGGAGTAACTGCCAAACTAGCTGTACTAGTCACTATTGGTGTTACTGCCACAAATCTAGCTACAGTTGCACCAACTGAAATGCTTGCTACAGCCGATATAACTGGTGTAGATACTACAAACCGAAACACTGTTGGAGTAATACCTAATGATAAAACTGCACTCACACTAGGTGTTACTGCAACAAACCTAAAGACAACTGGTGAAACACTGACATTTTGTGGAGTTCCTCCGGTAATTATGCCAGGATAGAGTCTGAACTGTCTTATATCAGATTCTACTTGCGGTCGGAGGATAATGTCAGTAATTGGCATTAGCCATTCACGGCAGTCAGTACTAAGTTATCGTCTGTCGTGCCAAACACATCTGGAGCACCGTCTTGATATCCAACACAGAAGTAATATCCTTGATCGAGACCTACAGTGAACGAATAATTGCCGCTACCATCAGAAATAGTAGTAGCAATCCACTCTTTATTGTCTGTACGAAACAAGTTCACTGTACAATTCCCTAACGGCGCTCCACCTGCATCAAGAGTAATGCCTGTTAAGGTGTAATACCCTTTGAACAGCACTCGTCGAAAGATCGGAGCTTTACCTGTAATATTGCATCGAGGCCTAGTAATTACTGGCCTAAACCTAGCAATATAAGCTGCTCCACTAATTTCATCTGCTAGGGTCTGACTCCCCTGCCCACATCGAGCAGGGGCTCGGCCTCTAACAAATTGTGAAGTAGATCCACTCATGTTAGTTTAGCGACTCAACCATGTACTGGTGAGTTAAAATGGAGTTTGCAGCATTCGCCACACTCCAAGTACCAAACAAGTTGACAGCTTGTGCTGCTGTTGAGTCAAAACCAGTACCAACTGCAGGAGCTGCATTTGGTAATAGATGGACTCCGGCCCCACCAGCAGCAGGTAAGGCAGCACCAATAACTGCTTCTGAAGTCCATGTACCTTGATGCATCATGTTAGCAGCAGTACCTGAACCAATCGCTCGACAGGTTAGAATCCACTCCAAGATGGAAGCTGCCGCCGAGTTAGCTTTTCAGCAACTCGTTTGAGCAAGCTCATTTAGGCCATACCTTCAATCTGAGCAATTACTGCACAGTCACGTTGAGAAGCTTCTGCACCAGCAGCCAAAATGCGAAGAGATTTGAATGCTACACCAGGAACAATTGTAGCCTTACCAGCAATGATAAGTACATCTGTCCCTTGGAACTGCAGTGTACGCATGTCTCCAGCAGCTGCATTTTCTTTTTCTGAAACCTGCACAGAAACTACAGTAGTCAAAGCTGTAGGTCCAATGATTGTGAGATCGGTAGCTCCACCAAAGCCAACTTTGGATGCAATGATATTACTTGCAGTCCCAGCAGCTGCGATTGTGAGTGTACCAATGTCCACTAAATGTCTAGCCATGAAGCAGTACCTCAACTGTGGTTGGAGTTGGAGTCACACCATGATCCACTTCTTTGCTTACTCGGTATTTCTTAGCGTTAGCAAACGCTCCAACAGGGTGAGCCCCTGACTCTCGAAAGAAAATGCTAGGGGCATCTACAATATCAAGTCGAATGAACTCACCCTTTACGAGAGTCGAGATTCTCAACCCTAGCTCATTACCTTTCACACGACTCCACTCACCTTCAAGAGAAGTCTTACATTCAATCAGTGCTAGGCGTGTGCGCATAGTGTTGAAAATCTCCAACGCTTACGGTTGAACTGAGACGTCTTCGCAGAGATACCAAACGGAATAGTCATTCGTCCCGTTAGGTGCCGCTGACGGAAGATAAGTACCCCGGTAGTCAGTGTTGGCAGTAGTACTACCAGCCACCAACGTACCAGTAACTGCAATCGCACCGATAGCGATCTCTTTAACGGCAGTAGCTACACCACCGATAACAGATCGAAATGGCAAGCCCAAGACAACACCATCGCCAGCAATGATCGTATTAGCGCTAGCATCAGCAGCAATCGTCTCAGTGATGGAAGTAATCGTCTTGAACGCTACTACACCAGTAAACGTCTTGGTCGTACCACCAGCTGTGACAGACCATGCCTCAGCGATGACACGTCCATACTGATCTGTACCAGTGATCGTACCACTCATATCCACAACAGCAGAACCATGAGTGACAGTAATCACTGCGTTACGAGGAGTTACAAACGTAGCTACGCCAGCAGTTGCAAGCACTCCACCAATAGTCATATTGGTAGTACCTGCAACTGCAGCACCGGCATGAGAAGCACTCACACCATCAGTGTCAGCCGTAGATACGTCAGTAAACGTCGCTCGAACGATTTGAGCAGTCAGCATGGACAAGGGCGCTCTGGCAGCGTTCCTAATTCCAGGCTGGCTCTGCTCTACAAATCGCTGAGGGAACGGTACCACTGTTCCCAAATAACTAGCATCGAGCGTCATGGGCGTATCTCCTTAGATGCCGGAGGAGCCGTAGACGCCCCTCCAATCGCCGTAACCTGCTCCGTTACGCCGAGTGACCTTGAACTTCGCATCGCCAGTCTCGAAATCGTCCGAGTTCGACATCTTCATGGCTCGCCGATCGAAGTAGTTCACATCGTGCTCATCAGTGGTAATGAACCACTGATCAGCATCCGTGAAGTAATGCGACATATGCGGCATGACACCCAAGCGAGAAGCTTGGTTGATGTCGTTCTGATTGCCACCCGGTAGCGTCGGAGTCTTGAGGATCTGATTGACAATCCACTGATCCCCAGGACCGTGGGCAAGCAACTTCGGAATAGTCAACATCGGCAACCCAGCTTCGTCAAGCAAGCCATCGAAGTGCTCGATAGCAGCCTGGAAAGCCAGCAAGCCAATATCAGCATCCACAGTCGGACGATTCCGCTGTACAACACCCTTGATCGAAGTGTGAGTACCACACAACGACTCACCAGTCACAAAGCCAACAACAGCCGTGTTAAAGGCACTGTTGTAAGGAGTGTGCATAATGATTTCCTGATTGTTCCGGGCAGAACGACCAAGAGCCTTCGACATCTTGTTCCCCATGATACCATACAGATCGTCTTCCATCATCTCTTCAGTGATACGGAAGCCGAGCGCATAGGTAGTCCACAGGTACCGCTTGATCGTTCCCTGAACGGCATCCTGATAGGTGAAAGGCGCACCTTCAGCCTTAGCCTGCAGAGTACCGAAACCAGCAACAAGGAAATCTTCCTCGTACGCACGCTTGCTGGTGTCCATGTTCACCAGTTTAGTACCCTCCAGAGGACGCTGCTTGTAGGTCTCGAAAAAGATCTTTCGGAACCCAGGCGCGAGGAGGTTACTAAATGCCCCACGAACCATAGTCATTTAGGTATCTCCTTATGCCACAACAGAGTCGAACTGCAGGTTGGCGGCGATGAACTGAACGTAAGCGGAATCTTCCCCAATTACGACTCGCCGAACGAGAACACGAGTGTTACCAGTGTCCGTGAAGTCCACTTGCCATACACCACTTACATTGACGACGCCATAGGCGACACCAACATTAGTTTCGGCAGGAGCAGAACTACACGGCATCTTGACGACTGAACCGAGCGTGAGCAACCGATATGGCACTTTGCCATTCGGGGTGAGCAACTTGGCCGACTGCGAGGTAACTTCAGAGACGGCAGCAATGAGCGCCGGATCAGCGCCACACTTCTTCATCGTCTGAGTTGCCGTGTCGTAGAAGACCAGATCGCCTGGGACATGAGTAGCTGAGCCGTCAGGAGTAAACTCCTCAACGTAGCCAGCTTCCTGTCCATAGGCGTATCCCGCCTGAAAGACCGACATTTATTCTCCTTTTTCTCTGACATCCATGAGTTGTTTGCTGGTGATCGAGATTCCGTGATTGTCACGAAGATCCTTAGCAACAGCTTCGACAACAGCCTCAAACTCACTCTTGTAAGCATTCTGGCGTTGCCGATCTCGCTCTTCCTTTGCAGCTAATCTGGTTTCGTACTGCTCTTTCGACATCTCGAACAAAGCATAGTCCGTTCCCAGATGACGCCCATCTTCACTGTCAGCTACACGTCGATAGCCCTCAGCGATCCTCGTAGTAACCTTGTCAGGGTTCTTGAGGTTGACCCATCGAAGATGCTTGTCCGTCTTCTTTGCCTTCACATCAGAGGCATCAAACAACTGACCCTTCGGTGAGTTAGGGACAGCTCCCGTGCTGCCCTCTTTCTTTTCTCGGCGTTGCAGTTCCGCCGCTAGTTCCTTGGTGTTCATCGGCCCAGTCTCTCCCACTTGAGGTAATCCTTCATGTCCATACCAAGACGGTCAGCGATTTCACGCTTGATCGGGTCATCGTTTGAAGACACAGAAGCTGCTCCAACAGATTCACGCTGGGTACGAGTCGGCGAGAAGCCTACATTAGCACTAGCAGATGCACGAGCTTCACGCAGCGAAGGAGTAGCCTGACCATTAGCTCGGGCTGCTTTCTCTGTGACATACTTCTCCAGATTCTCGTCGTTACCACGGATGAAGTGGACCATATCTCGCCAACCTTCAGCCTTGGTAAACACACCTTTGTCTGGCATGCTGTTATACATCGCAGCAATCTGATCACCAAACAGCTCGAACTCAAGAGCATACTTTGCACGAGCATTCAACTCGGCACTAGATGCTGCCGCATTCGTGAGTGGTGCAATCCTGCCATCAATATGAGCTGCCATCTGTGCAGAACCACGATTCCAAAGCAAATTGATAGCTTTAGCTGGGTTCTCTTTGAACATCTCATTGATGTCATCTTCAGTAAGTTCCTTTTCAGCAGGAGCAGGCGGAACATACGTCGGAGTACTTGCAACTGGTCGATCAGCGAAACGAGCAATCTCTGAACGTGCCTTCTCGGAGATCTTAAGAGCTTCTCCAAGAGCGTTGACTTGATTCAGAACATCTGCAATACTCTTACCACGCAAGTGTTCTGGGACATGCTCTCCTTCAAGACGCTGGTTGAACAGTTCTTGCGGAGTTGCAGCAGGACTACCATCATCAGTCTGGCCGGCGAGATCGCGTTCAATATCTGCCATCTCCACCACAGTACGGCCTGACTCCTCCTCTGGTCTAGCTGGTGCTGCCATCTTGAATCCCCTGTTTGAGTTGACGAAGCGTACTATCTATTACATCATCTACAAGTCGCAACATCTCGGTGTATACTTGAGCTTTGCCTTGAGCTCTCCAGATATGGCGACTATCCAACTGCGCTTCCAGCTCCCGGTGCACTAGGTTGTGTCGGCCTTGGACCACTTGCAGGAGCATTAGGTAAGCTGGGTTGCCCTTGAGCTCCCGCAGCAAGCTGAGGTTGTCCTCCAGCTTCTCCTGATTGAGCAGCTTGTTGTTGTCGGGCGGCATTGAGATATTGCTCCAAGTCAGGCAAGTATTCTTCAGGGTTCGGGATGTTGTAAGCTACAAGCAAGTCACGGAACATCTTACGAGCAGATGTCATGACCTCACCAATCATAGAAGCATACTCAGGCATACTCTGCAAGGACTGCAAAGCACTCTGACCAGCTTCAAGAAGCTTCTGCAGATATTGCATCATAGTCTGGATGATTGCAAGTTGCATCTGTTGTTGAGCTGAACGATTGTTAGATGCATCTAGTGCACCAAGATCAATGGCAATAGCTCCATGCACATTGTCTTCATCCACTGAATCAAAGAAGTCCTTGAGGTCTTGGACCATCTCATCATCACCAAAGACAAGATCGTCTAAGCCTTCTAATCCAAACTGAATCCAGATGTACAGACAGTTCTGGATGACTTCAGCCAAGCCAACTCGAAGGTTTTCAAGTACTTCTTCAACTCGTTGAGTACCTTCCTTGATAAGAGCAAGCGTGCTTGTCGCCGTTGCACGGCTCCCGACAATAGGAGACTCTCGTCCTGTGAGATAGTCGCTAACTCCAGTACGCTTTTCGACTAAGCCCATGATGTTCTGGCGCTCAGACAAAGTCGAAGGATATACGTCAGCCGCTTGGAACGGAATCAGATCCTTAGTAGGATCGTCTACAAAGAACGTCCGGCCAGAGTAGAGCTCTGGAGGATTCTCAATACCAGATTCCTTACGAGCAATGAACATTCTGATGTTGGCCAGATATGCATTGTCAGTAGCCATCCGATGCCACTGAGTAGACATATCCTGGAACGGCAGAATCATCTCACACAAACCAAGACCAAGAATAGAATCATTGGTTAGTTGGTATGGAATAACTGTGTACGGATACCTCTGATGAAAGTACCAGTTGTACCGAAGTTGAAGGAATGTGGCAGTGTCTTTGTGATAAGTGAATATCACTTTCTCTGGCATTCCGTCATTGTTAATGTCATAGAGACACCAACCCTCAAAGACAACTACTCGATTCGGGTCGAAAGACAATTCGACTTTGTTAGCCGAACGCTCGCGCTCAGTCTCAAGAAGATTCTTTTCGTCTGTTTCTTGTCCTCGAAGAGCTTCACAATTCTTTAGCTTGCCTTGTGCCTGGGCAAGGAGCAACGAGTCATACGTCACACGCTGACGCTCAAAGACAATAGGAGCATCTTGAATGTTCTGGTATGCTGTAGGGAAGAGCATGTCACCTATAGACACACCAAGTACTCGTGGACCCTTGAAGCGCGTGACGGTACGCTCAATGACTTTCCAAGTCTTAGGATCGTAGGTACGAATCTTCTGAGTATCATCATCGTAGATGGTCTTAAGAATCATCGTGCCATGCTTGACTTCTTCTAGCAAGCGCGGTTGACAGACCTCACGCAGCTTTAGCTGGTTCTTCTGGTAGTACTGAATCCAACGCTCAAGTGCATCTGAGGCCTTGAGAGTACTTTTCTTCAAAGCAGTAATCCGAAATACCCTATCTGTCTTGAAGATGCCAACATCAAGACGGGCAAAGATAGGATCAACTGCCATAGCAATAGCAGGTACTACGTCACCACACGCACCTTTGAATGGATAGGTACGAGGTCCTAGAGACTTTGCTCGGTATGCCTTCTCTTCCGCAGCCCACTGAACGAGCTTACCGTTGTTCTCGTTCTCTAACTGGTTAAGCCAGTCATCTACCCAGATAGTGAATCGCTTCATATTCTCTTCTGAAATACCTGACAAAATTGGAGGTGGAATATTGTCAGATCTCACTGGTGTAGCAACAACTTCACCAGAGTCAGCATCTACATCATCAATAGAGACTGATTGAATAGGAAGCGTTCTCCCCGAGTATTGGATATCTTCAGCCATTAGCAATCCGTGGGGAGTGCATAGCGGAGATCCGAGCTACGCGGAGAGGGCGAGACCGGGTGGAGTGTATGCTGGGGTTCGGGGTGCCCAGCGTAGTGTGGAGTACCGCGAGCATCATGGGCGTCCTCGCATGTTGTCTATCTTCGTGTCGATCCTGTTGAGTGTCTCTCCCATGCCATCAAGATGCTTCCACACTCCATCGACAGCTTCTTTGCTAGCCTTGCCTTCGAGTTCTTTAGTGGTAGTCTCTTTGAAAGCTTCGTGCTTACCCCATTGAATAGCGCCGGTAATAAGAGCGGCGACCCCAGAGAACCCTAGCCAGTTGAAGAAGCTAATGTGATCAGGAGTAGTTACAGCCTGATACACAGTAGCTGACACCGCAGTAGCCCCAGCGGCAATGGCTACTACAGCTTTGATTACAGCACTCATCGAGCGGTCAAGCGTTGAAGATTTCCAACACTGGGAAGATTCACGATAGTGTCACAATTGTTAGCGGATGTGATTCGACCGCCTGTTGCTGACAGCGTGAAACATTTAGTATCTGCAACTGCTTGCTGTACTGCAGCCGGTCGGCGGAGACTGTCTGGATATGACGTCTGGTACAATACATCACACTCAGGACGATCACTGCTGCGTACAGCACGCTGACCATCGCCAAATTGAAGGAAAACACAGATTTCCTTTGTGCCGAGGGCAGGCACATTGATAACATCTGGCTTAAGATCAATAGCCAGTAGTGTAGTATCAATTACAGGAGGTGGTGGCGGCACATCTGGTGAGGTATAGCTCCGGCTTGCGCTACAGTTCTGCTGAGAATACAGCGACCGACGCTTAACCCTGGCGCAGGCTTGAGTAGTGATGGTGTTACCTGGGTTTGGATCAAGCCAAGCAACACTAACAACCACTGGAAATTGTGGCTGAGCACTGTTGCGAACCTGGATAGGTTGACCTGTAGCCGTGGCAGAGAACAACAAGCTATCCACTGCCCCATTGTTGTCTGGGTTCCAGCGGATAGTGTACTGTTCACTGACTAACAGTACCGCCAAACAGTCAGATCCTTCAGCCGGGACGGCAGTATTCTCTGCACAGACCCACTGGACTTTAACACTTGTCCGTTCGATAGCCGCACGGCTACGCTCCCTACGGCCAAACAGCCAGTCTAGCCATGACGGCCAGGCACCTTCGGCTGCAGTAAGGAGTGTGATTGATGCAAGCCCTGCTAAAATCCATGACTTTCGCATGATTAGTTGTCTCTCGCTGGGGTATTAAAGGATACTTCTTCCCAGTTGCCATACCGCGGGTCGTCATCTGGGTCGTAGTCACTATCGTATGGAGCACCTTTAGTCTTGTGCACACCTACGATAGCACCACTGGGCAACACAATCGCTCCTGGATCACTGCGTAGCTCATATCCATTGATCTGCCGCATGGTCCGTTCACGCTTTAATCGCTGAGCTTCAATTGCATCTGGAGACATCTGGCCACGGAACAACTGCAAATGCATAGACAGACTGTCTAGCACATCGTCATGATCGCTAAGCGGGAACTCCGCTAGCTCATTCCGAAGGATATGCTGGGTCGGGTCAAGAAACAACCTGCCAACAGCAGCCAGCGGCTGCAAGCCTCGGATCCTGTGCTCTTTCTTTCCAGTTGCACCAAGCTCCTTGATGTTGAAATAGACACCCCGGCGCTCGGCTTCCTGTCGTAGGAAGTACTTGAATGCCTTCTGGTACGCTACACCCTCGATCCCAAAGCAGCGTGGATGAAAGCGTTGCTTGATATAGAACAGCTGCTCGATCAACTGGATGGGCGTGCAGCGTTTGCCCCAAGCATCCAGGACTATCGCTTCGTTCCATGGAGTGATCCCCACAGTCGTTACTGCGTTGCGATCTGAAGTGATCTTCTCGGCGGGAGCCAGATCGACACAACAAGTAACATCTAACGCTGACAATGGGACTGTGCGGTAAGGTGCCCCGTCAGCTCCCAGGAGTTCGATTACTTCTTGCTTAGTATCATACCAGCGCCAGAAACGTAAGTCTCGGACATTGAAGTCCTGCAAGCTCTCGTCCCTGGGATTGTTCATCATCAAGCAGGAGAACTTATACTCTCCCATGTCTGCTCGCATGAGCGCTAAGGTTTCGAGAGTGAATCTTTCTGGAAAGATCGGCTCGCCGTCCTCAATCGCTGCTCGGATGAACTTAGCCAGCATCCCACCCATGACTTTCATGCGGTGAGCATACACATCCATCATAGCCCATCTAGTGCCGATGAACCAGACTGTATCTGTGTTAGCATTAGTAAGCAGTGCTGTTAGCGAAGACAACCGGCTCTTAGTATCCTCCATAACCTTGCTCGACTTCACAGCCTCTTCGCTGATAACGTCATCAAAGGTCATGTGGCTATAGTGCCGGCTGGTCAGTGCTCCTGTCATACCGATAGTATCGAACGTCGGCTCAGGATACACACCTTCTCGCTTAAACTCGAGTTCCGAGTCGTTCCAACGAACTTTGCGAGTATCTTTAGGTAGGATGTCGCTGTAAAGCGTCCTAAACACTCGGTTGGATTCGCAGTGTTGTCGAATCGCTCGGAGAAATCGTTCAGCGTTTGTGCTAGCTTCATTGCAAATCAGAATCCGTTCCTCTGGATTCCGAACTGCCTTTTGACAATTGCCAGCTATCGTGATCGCTGAAGATTTGAAGTGATCTCGCGGCATCAGGCCCAGCTTGTACTGCGCTGGATTACTGTCAAAGAACACACAGAGAGCCATGTGAGCCTTCTCTGTCATGTCCTTATACCTCATGATGCCTCGGGCAAAGAAGTACAAGTCAGTCTTACCCTGCTCGGCCATATCTCGGAGGGTATCCGAGTCGGTTGCTTGGAGCAACGCATCTTGGCCAGGCAGGTCTTGAGCCACTGACTAACGCTTCCGGGACTTCCGCAGGGCCTGACCAGCGTCAAATGCTACCGAGTCGGCAGCCGCCTTGTCCTTACCAAGCTTCTTCATTCCAAACTTGGAACCAAACCCCCTGGCAGTTTCAATAGTCTGATCGACTTCTGCCTGAGTAGCTCGTGCACTGTTGAACTTCTCCTGGAAGTTCGTTTCTTTCTTCGGCTTTGGGCCAGTCATTCGAGACCTAACTTTCTCTTTAAGATCTTTGCAACCAGCGGTGAGACTTCTCGAACTTCACTACTTGGTGGAAGTGCAAGCATCTCTGGCATCGCCGGCTCTTGACTAGCCGGCTGCAAGACACTTGGATCAAAGGGCTGGTTTACATCGACCCTAACATAATCACCCTCTGCCACATGCATATGCCGCCTGCGAGCTTCAGCTGCTTGCACAAGCGCTTCGGCTAGCAACTTAGCATCTCCTTCAGTGATCTTAGGAGCTTCGATCTGGGTCTTAGTAATCCTGGCAGTGTCCTCATGCCGGTCCATAAGTTCAAGAGCAGCCCTCAGCTGGACCTCATCCTTACCGCTATGTATCATCAAGCGGCCAGTTGTGCGAAGGCCTTCTTCAGCCAACCTTCGCTTGAGGGTGCTCAAGTCAATTGCCTTGTCGTTGAGCAACTGATCTACATTCTCGTAGAGGTTACTCACCTTCTCGTTCCCTGCGCTAGGTGCAGTCATAACCGCCATTTGAGCGTAGCTGATCCCTGCCATCTCCGCCGCTTGCTTCTTGCTTTTAGCCGCCCCAGTCGCATGGAGTCGAATTGCTGTCTTAAGCCTTGGCGAGGGATCTCGGTCCCTGACCAAATCCTGCCACCTGACTCTAGTCCCCGAACAGCCTTGAGATTTACGCATCTACATGTAATATAATATCAGCCACGGTTCTAAACAATAGAGCCGATGCCTATGGCGAAGCCGCTATCAGATTACTTGCCGCTATGCCAACGTTAGCGTTGAAGACTTTCAACGCTTAGTAACTTTTAAGAAACTTGCGAGTAGAAGAGCACATACCTGTGCGGGATCGTTACTTTTATTTCTGGGGTGTGGGGTAGCTGTGGCGGGCATGCGGCACTTGACAACCGGCCGATTTGACTTTTCGACCCGGTCGCTTTACATTGGTACATCGGCCGAAACATGGCCGATCGGCAGCCACCGCCGACATACGATGTCCCTCGGTTAGCATGGCTCTTGGCCCTTGGCATGGCCCAACCTGCGGGGGGAACGTCTTCCGAACGACCGGGATTGTTGGCCCCCCGGCATATTGGCCAACGCTTATACCATTGGGAGTGCATACCATGTCAAGCACCAATTGGGATAACATCGGCATCACCTGGTCTGCAGAACCCGTCATGAGACAACATGGCGATCACGCCACCGACAGGCGTACCATCGGGAATGCTCAAATTCCCGTCCTGTCGGACCTCGGGAAGTTCCGGGAGAACGTCCAAAGCGCGGATGAAATTCTCCTCGGCATTTGGGATGGAACTTCGGCCCGGGTCCAGGCGCAAGATGTATGCCGGAAGATGCTCGAAAAGGGCGCGAGCGTCGATACGATGCGGGAAGCGGTTTGGAATCGGATCTTGGGCGTTCGTACCAGGGTCACGGTGCCAAAGTCGTATCCCCTGCCGGACGGCAAGCGGTATACCGGCAACGATCTTGCGGAATACCGGAAGTTGTACCGGGAAGCGCAGATCGTCACGGCCCTTGCGATGGGGGCAACTGTCGAATTGGCCGACAAGATCGGCGACGCGGCAAGCGAACATCTCACGTTCTAACAGACTTGGGCAGGGGGAGATTTTATCCCTCTGCCCATTTTTGTGTCTTAACGGCAATTGTCGCTTTGTAGTGTTAGTGGTCAGGTCATATGCTGTAGTGGTCAGGTCAGGTCAGGCAGGTACCTTACCCTGACCCATGCGTCCCGCGAAATAGTCCACTTGTAGTACCATTGGTACTATTGGTTATTGTTACTTATAATTTTTTTTTTAGAGTATATATATAGACAGTACCTAACCTTACGACACACTCGGCAGGGCCAATGACAGTGGTAGCGGGCTCGTTTATTTGACGCACCTGTCAGTGTAAGGTACCTTACTGACCTGACCTGACGGGAGCCTTACCATACGGGGCAGATATGACTGACCCACGCACTTGTTGACAAGATACGGCACTTGTGTTATATTTGTAGGGTACGATTGAATCGGATCGGGCCCTTACGGGTCAACAAAAAGGGATAACATGACCGACTACAAAGTATCTCAACCTTGTGGGAATTGTGGAGGGAAAGTATTTTATCTCACATCTCATAAGTTGCTCAAGGCAGAATCACTTGATCCAAAAGATTCTGTGACGATGGAAGCATGTGCTCGATGTGGTACAACTCGTGAACAGCGTTGAAGATTTTCACCACTAATTGGGAGGTCATAGTGTACGCTAAGTTACATGTTCTCGCACTAAGCTCAGGTCCAGACACGGACGAAGATGGGTATCTTGCTACTCATGTAGATCATGATACCTCGATTGCAGTATACTTCGACGGCACCAAAACCGAACTGCTTGTATTCAACTGGCAAAAGTGGACAGATGACAATCTCTCATTCAGTAACCAAATTGCTGAGATTGTTGCTGTAGAACTCACAGATGTAATGGGAGATCAAGCATAATGTCCAACTGTACCGATGTAGAAGGTATCCAAGCCTTCGGACCACACAAGCTTGGTGATTGTGCTAGCTCATGTCACTCTTATGCTATGGTTATAGATCTTACCCACGACCTGCCTAAAGTTCCAGTATTTGTACTACCCCGCTCACAACCAGCCATCGCTCGCCGTATGGCGGAAGGCTCAATCATGAACAGCACGCACATTGAACTTGCTGTATCTATCTGCAAAAGCAATCCTGGAGCCATGTCAGTAATGGCTCAGGCCGCGGAACTGCTGTCCAATGAGCGGCTGACCAACTTCATGCTGGATGTCAAGGCCATTGGTATCACTGGCCCATTGCTCTGGTTGGCGTACAAGGACAACTGTCTGCAGAACATCGTCAAGTTGATTGACCGTGTGGCTGCCCACGACAAAACTCTTCTGGAGCGTGTGTGAAATGAAAGATCTTGATCAGATTCAAGATGAGTTGCTCACCAACAATGTTCAGCGAAAGCTGCTAGATCGAGGACAGCAACAACAGTTGGAAGGCAACGGGGCTGCTTACTTCGTGTCGATTCGGGAGGTGCAGGCGCTTCTGGGGGAAATCAGCCGGTTGCAAAAGCAGCTCGGCGCACAGTGTGAGTACTCTGGTGATCTGGAACTGGAAAACTTGAACTTGAAGAATGATCTGTCCCTAGCCCTGGCAGATGTATCTCATCTTGTGGAGAACTCGATTGAATCAACTCCACTTGTGGCAGATGTTCATTTGCTACTCAACAACTGGCGTCGAGCAGCTAATACCTGTTCTCAGTACATCATGCCGTCTGGCCCTGGATTAAAAGAAGCCGCTGATCTACGATTGAAGTATCTCAATCAGATCCTTGATCTCATGGGGGTACTGTGAAGCTCAACCAGTTCTATCAAGCCCTGACTGTTCGGCACCGCGAGGAGCTTCGGTTACTCAACGCCCAGCCGTACACAAGGGAAGTTGCTGTTCGTCGTGCTGTGATTGTGCAAGAGCTTGCTGGCTTTCAGCCTCGTCGTGATCCCAGCAAGTTGCTCAAGTTCATACGCAACGCACTTGGAATGAGGCATCATGCATCCGTCTAACATCGGCAAGCGTGTGTTGATCCGCCTAGACAATGGTAAGTTTGCTGGTAATCCGTTTGGTGAGGGTTTTGCTACCATTCTTGGCATTGGTACTACACTTGTCTACAAGAACAATGAAGGTGTTACTCGGGATTGTCACACAGTCATCATTCGCCTGCCTGATGGTTGCATCTGCCGGGTGCCACCTGAAATGATTCGAGTGATCGACGATGTTGGGAGTGTTCGAGCAACTGAGCGGATCTTGTTGGATCTTGCTCGATGAGGCCAGTCTCATGAACTTCATCTTGGCAGATCGTATGATCGAAGGGCATGGACGAGCCAAGGAGCTTGTTGGCCTTGTTCAAGCTGTTGAAACTGTTAGGCATTGGCTGAGTATTCCTGCATCTGCAGGCTTGACTGAAGTACAAGTTGGACAACGACAAGCGCTGCAACAGCTTGCTGCGAACATCATCCAAGCGCAGATTCATGATGCTGTGCAACGGATGCTAGCAACATACATCTCCGAGCCCCATCATCTTGCCCAACTCCAATCTCAGGGTATCAACTCGCTCATTCGAGATCGAATTGCTATTATCCAACAGTCCCGTCCAGATGATGAAGCGTTCACTTTCGGGGAGCTCAAGTCATGGTTCAAGAACTAATTTCGTCAGGCCACTTAATGGCAATGAAGGCTTTGCATAGTGTTGGCAAGGACTTCAAATCAATCTTGGAAAGTTATCCAGCTTTGACACCTGATCAGTATGAGGATGTTCTTGATTACATCCAGGGTGTTGCCCCAGTGGCCAAGGTGGCCAAAGCTACCACAACCAAGCAGCACAGACGTTGTACCCTGTGGATCGTTGGTGCTTCACTCAATCAGATTGCTCGGTTAGTAGAAGACGAACGAGTGATGAAGCAGACGATCTTCCAGTCGATTCAAGCGATCAGTCCCAATCGCAGGGCGTTTCTCGCAACAAGACGAATGAAAGTGACAGACGAACAAGTCATCGCGCTGTTCGCGGCATACTCTGCTAACATCGACAAGATGATTGCTGTTGATCCCGAACAGGCAGCAACTGATTTGTGGACCACTCACGCGGAGCCATACTTAGATGATTAACTGTGAGGTGTGTGGAGTAACATCTGTAGTTGATTGCTCAGTTGATCCTGTACTAATGTGTGGAGACTGTGCGAGCAAGCTGAACAGAATCACTCAGCGTGGTTGTGCAAACTGTGCCGGTCTTCAACGAGAGTTGAAAGAACTTCGAGATTGGAGAGACATTGCTACCGAGGAGATCCGAAGGCTCAACAAGCGATTACGTCAATCCCTTGAACAGGGATGGCTGGATGCTGCTGCCCGAGGTACAGTTGATCGGCCCATGAGTGTTGAGGAATTTCAACGCTCGGTGAATGTACACAGGCGCACTATCTGTGGTGGTCAGTTTGCAAGCCAAGACGAAGTATTATCTCATCAGGAGCAGTTTCATGACTAAGAAGTACACAGAACTCAAGCACAAAGTTTGGCACCGTGGCCCACTATGGGGCAGGCCTGGGGAATCCAGCAGGTATTATAAGTGTGGAGGCTGCGACAAGCTCACACAACTACCAGCACTCTATCTTCATCGAAAGAACAACAAGCCGTTGACTTCGTTTGGTATCAACTTGGTATCACAGTTCACTCTGATCTGTTCGGAGTGTAAACTCACATTGGGAGGGCAAGATGACAAAGAAACAACACTACATGAAAACCCTAGCGGGTCGTCGGCATCTCAAGAAGATGCAAGCGGGCAAACGTCGAGCACAGACAGCTAAACGAAAGACTGCACTGGCTCACGAAGCGTTTCTCAAGTATCATAAATCCAGATTGGGAGTCCAGAATGAAAAGCAAAGCAGCAACTCGCCGGATACTGAAGGCGCTACACACCGGCAGATCAGTTACGCCTTCGGTCGCATCGAAAGAGAACTCGAAGTCATCTCACGCAGCAGCGGACTTTCTTTCAGCGCTCTTGCCGCAGGGGTGGGCGAATTACTTCGACGCCAGGAAAGGTAGGTATTGGGGCTTGTCAATCAAGTGTCCAGTATGTGATGCTGTGCCGCCCAAGCATGTCGATTATGGCTCGCGTCGTTGGCGCTGGCTGTCGGTTCACCTTGCACAACACAAAGGAAAGAAATGAGAGCTTTAGTTCTCGGAGGTGGAGGTCTCAAAGCTTTTTGGCTTGCTGGCCGTGTACAGTGGCTAGCCGAGTCAGGCTATGAAACCCCAGATGTAATCATTGGTACTTCTGCCGGCGCCTTGGTAGGTAGCTATCTGTCCAGTCGTCTGTTAGCCGGACAGCCTTTCAAAGTAGCTGCCCAAGAGCTTGTTGATTTCATGCAGAAGATCAAGCAGTCCAGTGACATCGCTCGGAAGCGTTCAGTCTTTGAGCTTGCTCTCGACTTGTACAAAGGTCGCTGGCATGGCTTGTATGACTTGACGCCACTACAGTCTCTCATTGGTGTCAAGAACTATCGAGTGGAAGACCTTGTTGTTGTGTGTGACTTGCAGACTCATCAAGTGGCTAGTATTTATATGAGCCCTTCTTATGTACTGGCGAGTGTATGTGAACCCATACTTGCTAGGCCAGTTCTGAATTCACTAGTCGATGGTGGGTTGAGAGAGATTCTGCCAATTGGTCAAGCTATCGACATGGGCGCTATCCATATCACAGCACTATGTACTCAAGCACCTGGTATGGGTCCAGTCAAGCTTGGTCCGATGTCTCTGTTTGAGCAGATCACTAGCACCATCGGCTGCTTTACTAGTGAAATTCTTGACAACGATCTAGCTTTGACTCTTGCCTACAATCAGCTTGTAGTTGCTGGTCGTCCAGCCAAGCCACATCATCGCTTGATCGAGTTGATTGTTCATCGAGCTGACAAGCATTACACTGCAACGTACGCCAAGTTCACGAAGGATGATGTCGACACTATGCTCAAGGACGGACGATGGCCAGAGAAATGAAGTCTCCGCTTGTGGCGCAGACCAAGCACATGCATCACTTGATTGTGTGGAAGATGGACTGGGAGTCCCACCAGCATACTATCCATGCGGATATGCTGACGACTGCCTATGATCCTTACCAAGCAGCAAAGCGTACGGCTGAAGCGTTGAGGTTGAGCGAGGCTCAGTGGAATGGCACCAAGCCCCCGTACATCATTCGCTATGAAGGAGTGTATTTGCATGACAGTGCGGATCGGAATACAGGGAGCCGACTGCACAGGTATTCTAGAGGCTGGATGGCAAGAGGACGGATGGCAAGAGGAGACCCAGACATGAGTTTTCTCGATCTTGAGAGGAGAACTAAGTGCTTACCATAAAGATGCTTGAAGCAATGCCCCCACATACTATCTTTGCTCGGGGTACTTTTCGAGATAGTCCAACTGAAGTAAACCATCTAAACTCAGGCAAGTTCCGTAGATGGATTGCTAAGCGTGGAGCAATTCCTGACTGGGCAATCTACATAGGTGAAGACACTTGGTCGTGGGACGAGATCGCATCTAACGATGATAAGCTCTTCACTCCTCGTTACATCAAGTATCTTGTTCACTGTGACGATGAATCTCTTGCCATGTACCGCCAATGAGTACATGGTCCCAGTGCTGTATCTGTGAAGGTCCAGGTGACCTTAAGCATTTTGTTCGTGTCTTTGGTGTGATCAAAGAAGGACCAGTAGTTACTTGCTCCTCGTGCAGAAACACATACCCTGAATCTGTTGAGGCATTTGTCCCAGCAGTTGGAGTCATTCATGCTACCTTATCAAGTGGAAGAGATGATTGCCCTGGAACTAGATCGGAACAGGGTGCGCCAAGCAATCACCATCTTAGACTCATGTACTGACTTTGTGGATGCAAGATCTATTTACAAAGTTAATTGCTTGATAGACCTGGCTGTTTGGGAACAGATGCTGGACAACAGCTTACAACTACGAAAGGACATGCTCTATGGAGCAGGACGAGACGATAGTCCAATACGCTGAGATGCTCGCACTGATTGGACTGCCTCATGTAGTACCAGGAGATGCTTTGTATGTCTCATTGCGAGATGTCAAACGCTTCCTGTGCAAGGAGCTCTCACCAAGGGAGTTGCAAGAAAACTCTAAGACTATCCCAGGGTTATGGGATCAGCACCGCCGGGAAGAGCAGCAACGAGGACAACAGCGATGAAAATTTTCAACACTGGAGGAATCAAGTCATGACTGCTGCAATACCTAGCATTCCCAAGATCTTCTTGTATACAGAAGTTCTTGACGGCGAGAATGAAATCATGGCCTATGCTCTTGCCGAAGATGGATCTGATCTGATTGGTGCTCTCTGTCATGGCATATACGCCAAGGCCAGTCTTGTCAGTATAGTTGCCAAAGCTATGTATGCTTGGCACTATCCAGACGGCTACGTGTTAGTTGATCTTACCAACTCTACACCTGAAGATGACAAGGATTTCATGGAGGCGCTCCGACTTAATCATGAGCAAGGTGGCTGATCCCTTGCCACCCGAGTTGTTGACAAGATACCGTTCTTGTGTTATATTTGTAGAGTACACAATTTGCATTGGGAGTCTCCTCGCATGACGCTCTGTCTTGCGGCTCCCTTGCCGTCTCTCCAAGGAGTCGCTATGTCCGATGCAGTTTCTGTCTCAGCCCCCGAAGGCGCACACTTCGAGTACGAAGAAGTCAAGACCAATCACGGTGCTCAGTCCCTCGGGGAGAAGCCAATCCTCGTCTGGGACAGTGTGGACAAGGCTCGTGAGTACTACGGCGACGAAGGCATCCTCGCCATCTGGGATGGTACCTCCCTTCGTGTCAGCTTCCAGTCCATCTCCCGCCGGCTCGCCATTGCTGGCAAGACCTCAGACGAAATCGCCAAGGCTCAGGTTGACTTCCGTCCCGGCAAGCACGTTGTTGGTGCTTCCACTCCAGCGTCTCGTGCTGGGAACCAGGCTCGCAGGGTTGCTGAGAAGCTCGGTGATCGTGCTGACCTGCTCTCGCAGCTGCTCGCGTCGATCGAGTCCGGCAAGATCACTGCCGACGATCTGGCTGCCCTTTCTAAGGGCTGAGCGGAGCGGAGAGGGTGATAGGAGTCAACCCTGACCAGGTAGTCAGACTGGCGTAATCGACTTCGTTCCTGGTGCTGTAGTGTAACGCAAGATACAACACACTACAGGATACATACGAAAGTATGGACTCCCAAGCCGGGACTTGCTGTACGACGGGTAGCATATAGGTAATGTAGCTTGTACAACATACAAGCTTAAGCAAGGTTCAATACCTTGCCCCGTCTTAGGCCTCGGCGATCGGACCTGAAAAGTCTTATCGAGATAAGAGTGACAAAGTGGTTGCACTTGCAATGCAATACCATACAAATCACTCACCGTTGCAAGCGGTTACCGGGGTACCTTTTTTGGAGGCTCGACGACTGTCTTGTTTTATACTGGTCATGAGAACCTATCCGGGGAAGCACCGGCAATATAGTATAATAACTCGGTAGATCGAGACATGGGAAATGCCCTGCCTCCTTCGCTAGTTTCCTGTAGGTCCACTGTAGTTCAACCTGTATTGGGAGGTCAAGATGAAAGTGTCTGATTTGGTAGCGAAGTTGGAAGCCTGCAATCAAGATGCTGTTGTTCAAGTGTCTGTTCAAGACATGGATGAGAACGAGTTCGAGTTGCCGATCGAGTCTGTTCACATCGACGACAAGGGTAAAGTATGGATCATCACTGAAAATCTCGAATCGTGAAGATTGACAACTTCGCCCTGACAATGAATCAAGCTTGTCCTGCCAAGTTTGATCTACGCATGAATCAGGGTTGGACAGTACGACACCGCTCGGCTGCACTTGGTTTTGGAGGGGCTATTCATGCTGGCCTCGCTGAGTGGTATCGAACAGGAGATCCTGGAGCTGCACTCACATCAATTGAGTCTGCTTGGGATTCCTCAGTACCTGCTCACGACTACCGGACATTGAACAAGTGTCTTGAAGTCATGGCTGGGTACATCAAGCATTACCCTCACGACACGTTCAAAGTCGTTGGTCAGGCTACTGGCAATCCGATCATCGAGCGTACGTTCACACTTGAGACTGGCTTGTATCTGCCATGCTCACTCAGCTTTCTCCCGACTCGGATGGTGAAAGTTGATGATGTGTTCGTGCTTGAGCCTGACGCAGATCCAGTTCGTCGTAAGTGTACTGCTCCATCTGAGAATGTAGATGAAGTCTGTGGTTGTGGCAGGGCAAAAGAGCCACTTGAATACGGTGGTATCTTTGACGGCTTGGTCGAAGCTTCCGGTCATGTCTACATCCTCGAACACAAGTCTACTTCCCAGCTTGGCTCGTATTACTTCAACCAGTTCAAGCCGAACAACCAAGTCACTGGTTACATATGGGCTGCTAGCAAGATGACAAGCATGAAGGTTGCAGGTGCTATCATCAATGCTATCGGTGTGTACAAAGCAAGCCCGACAAAGTTCGAGCGGCACATCACTGCACGTAACGACTTCGAGATTGCTGAGTGGTTGGGGAATGTGTACTATGAATGTGTGGCAATCTGTCGCCAACGTGCAGACAATCATTGGCCGCTACGCACTCCTTCATGCACCCAGTATGGTGCATGTGAGTTCCTTGATGTTCACTCAATCAACGACCCGAAGCATCGGCTCAAGCGTCTTGAACAAGACTACATCAAAGATCCTTGGAACTATGAGGAGCGTGACTGATGGCTGACGAAGGCGTAGGCGAAGTCCGATCGGCACCTAGCCGTCCAGACAACTGGGCTAGCAGGGCCACAGGTATGGTATGTAATACCTGCGTACACTTCATCATCAAAGCAAATAAGGTAGGCCGCTGTCGTCGGCATGCTCCTACCATGACAGGGTTTCCGGTAGTATACACCACTGACTTTTGTGGCGATCACAGGCTGGACGAGCAGAAAGTATGACCCGTCCGTCTCGTCCAGAACGAAAGCAGCGAATAACTACTGCTATAAACAAGATCCTAGAAGATCATATTCTAGGTATAGCAGTAGTAACTGTACATCCTTTGCGAACAGCGTTAGTCAATCTCTGTATCAACATCGAGATCGACGCCCTCAACAAACAGAAAAGGAGTGGTCATGGACGTTCGAGATATGTTCTATCACGGTCTAAGGCATCAGATCCGAAGGATACTAACAGCCCTCGGCCCAGACCGAATCGAGAAGGGCTTGACAGCGTTTGACTCTGGTTCCTCCAACTGGTCTCAGTGCTTCTTTGCCCGAGCCTTTGGAGAAATTAATCTCAACGAACATCAGCCTGGTGTGGGCCAGCAGCCCAAGCCTGGCAAGGGTGTGCCACAAATTAGCTTGCCTGAGTGGAACTTGATGCACATGCTTAGCCTCAACTCTCATGTGCCAGTTCGTATCGTCTGGAACTTGTTCGATCAGTTTGATGCTTGGCGGCCTAACGAGAAGCCCATGATGGACAGGGCGACGTTCAGGAAGTTCATCGAGGATGTACTTGACGAGTCTCGTCCGTCAGAAGTGCTCGAGCTTCTGAAGTCTCTCAACACGTCTGACCTTGAGACGAAGGTAGCTGTCTGTGTCAGGTAGTATGTATGTTGCTACGTTTCGAGTGCAGTTCCTGGCCGATGACGAAGTCGGAGCAGCTCTGCTTGCCGATCAAATGGCTCAAGAGCTAGCTATTGACCTCAATCCAGAAGACAGTGAGGAAGCTGCACTCACACAGGTAGCTAGTACTTCTATCGGTGCTACACCGGAAGAGCTTCTTGTCAACTTCCGAGCGACTCGTAACGCGCTCATCCGAACGCGCTTCAAGCCTGCGTTTGATCTTGCTAAGTCTTTACAAGAGATCATCCAAGCACTACAAGAAGGCGACCTACAACTCATGCGTCCATTCAGACATGGAGACTTCGCTGACTTAGCCGAAGCTATCCTTGTCAGGAACGAGAATCCTCAGTGAGTGGCCTTCAGGACTTGATCCTCTCCAAGTGGATTCAAGCCATTGTCTTTGGTCCAAGCAAAACAGGTAAGACCTTTGGTGCTGCCACATGGCCAAGGGTCAACATCATGGACTTTGACAATGGCTTGCAGACACTAGTCGGTGAGGACTTCCTCCGTACTCATGGTGTCAAAAAAGATCTTATCTTCGAGACCTTCATCGACACCAAGCGAAATCACGCAGGTATCGTTACCACTCCTCAAGCGTTCGACGAAGCGACTAAGTACTTCGAGGCCTGCATGAGACCGAGTATTAAATGGAAGTCTCCTCGAACTGGAGTTACTACTGAAGTTGGTAGGGATATGTTCGACACCTGGATCATCGACACTGGCACTACCCTATCCGAGGCT